TACGCAAGTGGCGCTAGCTAGTATTGATTCAGTCAATGGAGAATTCTCCAATCATTGACATGTCGATTTGTCCCGGTTTTTTCGACATGTCCGCGCCATAGGTCGATTCGATCGACATGTCCATCAATAGGAACTCTATTATAATAATAGAGATGAGCAAGACATTTAAGATTGGCGATTGGGTTTATGATGGGGATGATTACGCGTCGATTGTTGCGATTGACGAGAGCGATCCGGATATCACTTACGTCGATCTGTTTGATGGTAAGAATCACTGGACGGCTGAAATCGAACAGATCATGCCAGACCGGCGCCCGATCGGATATTGCGATCGCGCTTAAGGAACTCTGCTATAATAATAGCACAAAGTAGTTGAACGGACATTCAAACGACATTATATTATCACATGCCGATGACGAAGAGACAAATTCTAAGCGCGCTTGATGCCGCACCCGATCTTGATATCGAAACGATTGCAGAAGAGATCACTCCTGATCTCGATGCAGACAGCTCTTGGGAAGAGATTGTTGAGATGGTGTTCCATATGGGGCATTCCATCCACACAGCGATGAACGTTGCAATCCATCTCGGCCGAACCAACGACCAATAGGAACTATACTATAATAAAGATATGCCGATGAATCTAGGAATTAATCAAACAGAGTTTACTCGCGTCAAGGACATTATAATCCCTGACATTTTTTATAACCGTCTCAAGTCCGGAGTGATGGACTTCGACAAGCTTTTCGGCGAAGGTCTCCTTCCCGGAGGATCGATCACGTTGACAGCGCAAGCAGGATGCGGGAAGACCACATTTGCACTTCAGCTTCTTGAGCACCTCAGTCAGGCTGGCTACGATGCATCGTACGCCTCTGGGGAGGAGAATTGCTTCCAGCTTGCCTTCACTTGCAAGCGACTCGACGTAAGGGGGGTGAAGATCGCCAACGTCACAGATGTCGACACGATCGCTAAAGCGATGGAAGATGTCGATGTTATGGTGGTTGACTCCTTCCAAGCGTTGACGACTAAGACTAAGATGAACAGTCGCGCTCTTGAGCAGTACGCCATCAGTACTCTGTGCAACAAAGCCAAAGAGACTGAGTGTGTGTTGATCTTCATCATGCACTTGACGAAGAGCGGCCAGCTTAAGGGATCGACTCTGGTACCTCACAGCGTTGATGTTAACATGATGATCAGCCACGATCTGGAGAACGATGACGATACGACTCGCATCATCTCAGTATCGAAGAATCGATTCGGTCAGTGCATCGACGTGCAGGCCATCTTAGGCGCTAAGGGTTTCCATATCGGCGAGAAGGTCACGACTGGCAAGAAGGCTAAGTCGAAGAAGGATCGGAAGGCTGATCTTAAGAAGCAGATCCTCGAGCTTGATCCGCCAATGATTACCGAGCAGCGTATCATGTCATCGTTCAGCCTCACTAAGGGTCAGACCTACGTTGCGCTTAAGCAGCTAGTAGACGATAAGAAGCTTAAGAAGTTCGGCCGCGGTGCACGGGCAGTCTGGAAAAAGATCTAACAATTTCTCATCGGCATAACGAAGCGCCTCTCAGAGCATGACCCGCCAGGCACAGCCAGGCAAGGCGTTCTGAGAGGCGCACCCTTTTCTAGAATCCCCCCGCCTCTGAGAGACCCCTCTCTCGATAGGCAGCGTTCGAGATTGGTGATATAGTGGCGCGTTCCGGTACCTTAGAGGTGCACATGTCTCCATCCAATTTTTTTCGGTATAGAAAACTCCCCGTAGATCAAGGAATCCTTGATTAAGGAACACATCTACAATAAATATAAATAATGCGAGCAAAAGACGAAGTCAAATTTCTAGCCGAAGCTTATAAAAAAGTTATATTAGAACGCGTAATAGATGGTAAACTAATGTGTCCGGAGGCTTGCTGCGGTGCACCAGTAATGGAATGTAAGTGCGGTCCAGATTGTCCACATTGTAATTGCCATGAGATTCAGAAGCTAGCTAAAGAAGAGGACAATGAAGAACGCGTTAGATTAACTCTCGATTCACCAGGTACTGCTTCTATGCACCTACCTAAAGGTGATCCTAGGATTCAGAAGTATCTAGATAAAGGATATAAGATTGTTAAAGATTATAAGAAGGCTGAACAAAAAAGCGAAGACAATGAAGATGCAGAAGATCGCGATCGTCGACATCATCCACATTATGGAGAGCCTGAGTATGATGAAGAACGTTCCAAAAGGTTTAGAGAAGATGATATTCCAGATATATCAGATGAGGATCGGCAACGGCCGATTAAGTCTATAGAAGAGTTAGATAAAGAGATCCAAGATGAGCAAAAGAGACGCATGAAGCAGCTAGGTTGGGAAGACAACGAAGCACCTAGAGATAGTATGTATCTTAAAGATGATCCGGAAGCATTAAAGAAAGCTCTTATATGGCATCATGGTAACTACGCTAAGCTTAGACAAAAGTCTATAAGAGGTGAACAGTTAACAGATGACGAATGGGATTCATTAAAGCACTCAGAAGGGGAATTAGATTTACACGACCAATTACAACGATGAGAACATTTAAAGTATACATAGAAAATAGAGCATATGCATTAGCACCTCAACAAGATACCTTAGAAGGGTATCTTAGATCACTAGAGGGTAAAACAATTAAACAGATCTTAGATAATGCATCTTATATGAGATTGTATTTCGGCAATAAGTTTGGCATGTCAGGGCCTGCAGAGGATACTGCAGAAGCTGATCTTCAAAATTTTGCAAGTAAGTTGACTAATTGGGTTAACAGAGACATTAGTAAGAAGAGACCTAAGGATAGAGAATACGAAACAGACCAGTTTAAAGCAGAACACAACTACGAGGAGTATAGAAAGGCTAGACACGGTCAATCTAGAGCTCGTTTGGGTTTAATGAAAGCACGTAGAGAAGAGAATACTGATAAAATGGAAGAGCTTCAAATTGATATCGATAAGTTTGGAGAAGTTTTAGATGATCATCCATATATATTAGGTATGCGCCAGATTGAGAGTGAGTATGATGATGCAGTTACAGACTATCACAACTCTCCATTAACGGCAGAGTTTCTTGAAGACGATGGATCGAGACAGTACGATGAGCTAGTAATTGCCTTTACTAAGCTTGGTGGTGACTCAGAGACCATTGTAGACGTTTAATAGTATAGATCTATGAATAAGGACCAACAACAAGAAGCGCGTGACATCTGGGCTACTAATATCGATAGAGAAACACATATATACGATCCTGATGAGGTCTCTGATAAACTAACTCAGATAGATACAGAGGGTAAAGTCTTATAAGACCCCGGGGAAAATTTTTGCCGCGTGATCTTCGATCGAAAAAGTGTAAAAATAAACTATATTGTATAAATAATATTACTATGGGCAAACAACACATTAGTTTTAAAAAAGATATGGACCTACTCAGCGAAGCATATGGCTCGATGTTAGGTGGAGCACACGTAAGTATGGGCGGCTTAGCTCAACAAGCAGCAAATCATATGGCTTCTGAAGAAGAAGAGCATGACAAGACTGGTCATATGTCTGATGAGGCATTACTTGATGCAGTTGACAAAAAAGGTACTGCAGGAGATGCTTTACTTAGAGCAGCTCGCGAGCGTATTAGACAAGGTGAGTCGCTTACACCACATGAGAGAGATGCTTTAGCTAGAGATGAATATGGCTATGGCGGTGAAGATAACGAAGACACTGATCGAGCCGATGCTGGACCAGAAGCTCACCGTAGAGATACCGAAGATGAAACAGCTAGTAGAGAAGGCTTTTCCGGATCACCTGCTACACCAGCTCATTAATGATCAAAGACGACAATAAGCTTATTTGGGGAGCTCTCATTAATGAGCGTAGAAACCCAGATGCTAGTACCTATGATGCTGAGGGTGAATTGCCCGGGCCTGAAGCAGAGTTGGATCCTAACATCGAAGAAGAGGAAGGCGGTTGCCCTAATCTAGATAATCTTATTGGTCTAGCAGCTACTAGTGAAGATGCTGAAGGAGTAGAAGATATTGGTATAACCGACGAAGATAAAGCTTTTAAAGAAGTCGAAGAAGATACACCTCTATAATGATTAAGTCCCGTAAATTTCTAGCAGGGTTTGCTTTATTTCTAGCAGCTACTGCTTTTGTTTTTTCCGGTCACACAGAATTTGACGGGTGGGCTGATATGATGAAATGGGTATTTGGTATCTATGTTGGTGGTAATGTTGGTGCACATACAGCTGCTAAAGTTAAACTTGGCAACGGCCACCACCCGCCTGCTAGTAATGGTCACCCGGGTGTTATTATAGCTCAAGATGATGTACATATAGGACATGGTTCAACGGGACCATCACCCTTTGTAGCTACTAGAACAATGTCAGGTAAGGATCCAGCTGAGGTAGCTAAACAAATAGAAAAGTCTGATCCAGAGGGCCTAGAAATTCCTCCGCCAGAAAAAGGCGAAAAAATATAAATGCATAAAAGTCTTGCTGGACATGGTTCAAAATACGAGTAAATACTCGCGTGAGTGATCATTTATTTAGCGGTGGTAATTGTAGGAACTTAGAACTTATTAAAGTTAATAAAAGTTCGCCAAAAATAGTTAGTGCAATAGTAGAGATACCTAAAGGAACGTCCGCAAAGTATGAATATAATTCGGAACTAGATACGTTCCAATTAGATAGATGTCTTCCTAGTTCTATGAAATATCCATGTTCCTATGGATTTGTTCCTTCTACGGTAGCAGAAGATAACGACCCCTTAGACATTCTCATCTATAATGATACACCTATTGATAGAGGAACTCTCGTTGAATGTAATGTTATTGGTGTTTTAGATATGAAGGACAGCGGAGGTCGAGATTGGAAAATTTTAGGTACGCCTACCTCACATGTTAGAAATTATAGATCTTTAAAAGACATTGATCCAATGTTTATAAAGATAGCATCGTACTTTTTTAAACACTATAAAGATCTTAACAATAGTTATGTTGAAGTTGGTGATTGGTACGGTAAGCAAAAGGCGCATGAGATTATTAAACAATGCTATAAGAGGTTTATGTACCAGCAACCAGTCCAAAGCTATCATAGTTGATTTTTAATATCCATATATTATAATTAAGTGTATGTTATTGAATGTATGTATTATTGTAGGTGTTGTATGTTGGGTTATTACATCCGTGTTATTAGCAGCTATGCTCGGAGCAATGTTTGCGCCTGATAAAGAAAGACTTATTAGCCGTGTTATAATTTCATCTCTATTGTTAATACCGGCACTAGCTGTTGTACCTTTGAGCTTTGCTGCATTTATTATACTATGTGTAATATCTTTTATTGTTCTAATATCTATTTTCGGTATACGTATGGTTATTGAGCTTATTAGAGATGGGGTCCCGGAAATTGATGAGGATGGTAATATAATCGAAAATAAGCCGGCTACACACACAGCTCCTTGGGTTTAATTTATTCTTAGAGAATAAATATTAATATGACAGATCCTCGTTATGTTAATGACCTTTCGAATGTTTATACGGAGATGTATACTCCTGCTGGTAGGGAGAGGCCATTAACCGAACAACAAGTAAAGGATGAGCGCGGTGAAGAGGAGGAGCATGATTATGATATTCCAAAATGGAAGCGGCTTTTAAATCAGCAAGCAGCTAAAGAAAAATTTAAGCGACCTCCTTATGCGCATACATCTGACCCACGGGAAGAGACTACCGAGGAAGAAGAACAGCCAGGTCAAGATGTAGGACCGGGTAGTGCGGTTGTAAGTAAATATATTGATGTATTAGAGTTAAAGAACCAAACTGCTAGCCATCAAGCTCAACAATATCTAGAAACTATTATAGATAATGTACCTACTGCAGCTGGTGGGGTAAATATCCATAGTATAATTAAAGACGCCTTCATTGCAGGCACTAAAGCAATTTAATTCGTCATGTTATGGACAAAGATCAAAATGATGGACCATCTACACTCCCACTTGAAGTCAGGGAAGAATACAGAAGAAAGTTATTATCTGTATGGGAGCACACCCGGGCTGTAAGAGCAGCCGCTGTTAAATTAGCTACGCGGCTTATTGATAACGCTGAAGCTGATAATGACTTAGAGCTAGCTAGAAGGTTATTACAGCGCTGCAGTAGGCACGATTTATCAAAGTTTCAAGGAATAGAATGGGATACTCTCCATAGAGATGAAGATAAAACAGCTTTAAAATTAGCTATACATCAGCATCAGCAAACAAATGATCACCACCCGGAGTATCATGTAGACGGTATTGCTGCTATGAATGATGCACAGGTGGCTGAAATGGTCTGTGATTGGTATGCTAGACAATCTGAAATGGGTACGGATTTTAGATCTTTTATACGTAAAGAGGCTCCGAAGCGATGGGGGTTTACAACAAAATCTAAAATATATAAAACAATAAAAAGGTTTGTTGACCTCTTGCTTGATCCAGTTTTTAAATAAATATATTATATGAGCGACGAAGATGATAAAGAGGCTGTAGGTATCCCCTTAGAAAAAACAGAACCGGTTGATGATATTCCTGTGTTGGATAGTATTCCAGACCTAGAAATCCCAGATATAGATTTAGAAGATTTTGATATTCCAGATGAAGAAGAAACAGCAGTAGAAGATGAATCTGGCGGTTCACAGGTATTTGCTTGGATTGGTTCTGGTCAAGGCGGCGGTAGAATTGCTAAGGCTTTTTATGATAGAGGTTATAAAAAATGCATCGCTGTTAATACCTCGCACCATGACTTAGATGGTTTAGATATTCCGAAAGAACAAAAATTATTACTAGATGTTGGTGAACAAGGTGCTGGTAAGGATATGGAAAAAGGGTATGCAGCTGCTAACAAGTATAAGCAGAATATCTTTGATCTTATGCGTAAAGTATATGGTAACAATGTAGACCATGTGTTTGTCTGTGTTGGAGCTGGCGGTGGTAGCGGCTCTGGTTCTTCTTTAGTGCTAATTGATATCGCTAAAAAGTACATGAAGTATATTGGACATGATAATCCAGACGAAAGAGTTGGTGTAGTAATGTCACTACCAACTAGAGGTGAAGCAACGTCTCCCATAGTCTCCAGTAATGCACATAAGGTTCTCAAGACAGTAGGTGACTATGCTGAGAATGATTCTATTTCACCTCTCTTAATTATTGACAATTCAAAGATAGAAAGGTTATATAAAGGACTAACAGTGAAGCAGTTTTGGCCAACAGTTAATAATACTATATCAGGTCTCTTTCATGTGTTTAATGTATTAACAAGTAACCCTTCACCATATACGTCTTTTGATCCGACGGATTATGCTAGTGTATTAAGGTGTGGCGGCGTTATGGTGCTTGGTGTAGCAAAGCTTAAAGAGTTTGAAGATGAACAAAAAGTATCAGCTGCTATAAAGTCGAATCTTGAGAAAACATTATTAACAGATGTAGAATTATCAGACGCTAAAGTAGCTGCTTGTGTAGCTATTGGTAGTAAAGATATTATGGAAAACACTCCAGGTTTAATGGATAGTCTATCTTATGGATTTGATACCTTAGGATCTGTATGTCCTAAAGCTACAGTACATAGAGGTATATATGAAGACAACAAAGATAGCTTAAGACTGTATACAATTGTGTCTGGTTTAGATATTCCTAAGAAAAGACTACAACAATTATCATCATAGTTGACATTACGAAAACATTATGTATAATAAATATAGATATGAAACTTAAATTATTTACTGCAATTGCAGTATTAGCTGGACTTGCCACGGCAAGTGGGACTCCTGAAGAGGAAGAAGGAAGAAAACATCGACATCACCCTGGAATTAAGCAGTTGATTGAAAAGTTTGACAAAGACGGAGATGGTAAGCTAAGTGCTGAAGAGCGTAAAGCTGCTGGTGAAGCTCGTAAAGCTGAGTTTTTAAAGAAGTTTGACAAAGACGGAGATGGTAAAATTAGCGCTGAAGAAAAGAAAGCTATTGCTGAAGAATGGAGAAGTCGAAGAGGTGCTCGTCCAGAAGGTCGTCGCCCTAGACCAGAAGGTCGCAAGCCACACGGCAAGCCTGGTAAGCCAGAAGGTCGCAAGCCACACGGCAAGCCTGGTAAGCCAGAAGGTCGCAAGCCACACGGCAAGCCTGGTAAGCCAGAAGGTCGCAAGCCACACGGCAAAAAGCCTGCTAAAAAAAAGTAGGACTAACCGCTCTCTGTAAGTGTGAAAAAACATGTGGATGTTCAGTTCTATCCTGCTCATGCATTAAATAACTTGGGGGTGTCTTGGATTCGACATTAATTTGGATTTATGACCCGCATACCGTGGTTAATCGGTTGGCCACGTTAAAAGCCGATTAAAACACCATAACTGCAGAACACGAAGAAGCAGACCTTCTTTTGCAAGCAGAGTACATCCTTAACAACCCTGACGAGTTCTTGGTTGAAGAGGAAGTCCTCATGGCTGCCTAAAGAAAACAAATATGGATTCTCATAAAATATTTGGGTAACAGAATGAGTTGTTGTTAGCTAACGATCAATGTAAAACCAGTTAGATTAGAGTATTACTAATTAAAAGAAATATAGGATTGGTTGGTATGACCATATATCCTTAAAATAGAATATATCTAAGTATGTAGACGGTCATATTGATGGCTTGATGGACAGGGGTTCGATCCCCCTCACCTCCACCAATAGGAACCGCTCTATAATAAATATATATGTGACTCAACAATTTGACGAAAGTATGAAAGAGATAGTTCTTGGATTAATAGCTATAGGATCTGCGCCATTTTCAGCAGATAAAATACAGGATTATTTAGATAAAAGACCTGAATCCATAGAGCAAAAAATTAATGCTGTACAGGCATCTGAAGACATTATTTCATCAACAAGCTTTCATAGAGCAGCTGAAGAGTATCTTAAACAATATGACGCGAGAAATAAAAACGGGTATACTCCTCCGGAGCCAAGAACAGCTACCAAGACAAGGCCTGCAGTAGAAGATATACCACCAGATAAATCTGATTCTGATATATTAAGCATCGCTAGCAATTTAATTAAGCCGGTTGAAATATATGGCACAGATATAAGCGATCCACGTAATAAGAAATTTCTAAGACCTTATACAGATGATGTTGGTGTATATACTATTGGTATTGGTCATAAAATAGGTGACGGTTCAAAGACTGCAAAACAGAAATGGATAAGCAAGTATGGTAATTCTATTTCTCCGCGATTTGCAGAAAAGCTCTTTAACAATAAATTAGACTTTCATTTGAACCGTGTAAAGGATATTTTTGGATTAACTTTAAATGATTTATCTGATCAGCAAGCAGCTGTATTATTAGACATTAGTTATAGAGGTGATCTCTTACCGGACATGGATTGGGTAGAGTTATTACAAAAGGGGGAGAATGTAAAAGCTGCAAATAAATATCTAGACCATCAAGAATATAAAAAACGGAAAAAGAGAGGGAGAGACGGGGTAGTAAAAAGGATGGAACGTAATGCTGGTATACTTGCAAGTACAACTTAAATAATAATATGGCCGTTACAAAAACATTAATTAAAGCTGTACCGTTTGTACCTTCAGGTGATTTACGGCGCCAAGTTGATACATGGGAATTAACAATGGCTTTCCAAAGCGGTGTGTCCGGAGCTTCAGATTATTTATATAAAGAATATACAGGTCATTGCCCTAATGGTGTTATTATAGAGAGGCTAGGGGCTTCCAAACCTGCGGCAGATTTTACTAGAGCCGAGCTAGAGACTTTATGTACTGTGGATGAATGGACGACGGAGTTTTTATCTCTCTCAGTTGCTGCTGATACTCCTGAAGCTGATACTTCCTATACTATTCCTTCTTAAATTTAAGAAAGTCTTAAAAATAAAAATTAAGGTGTTGCAATTGAAATTTCTGTTATTATAATAAATACATGTATATGAAAAAAGTAACTACATTACTTGCTGCACTTGCCCTGGCTAGTGTTGCATTTGTCGGACCGGCTACTGCAGCAACTGTTGCCGGTGTTGAATTTGCTGACCTTAAGGCTGGTATTACCACTACTAATGGTAGTGATCCTGCTCTTACGATCGGTGCAACCACTCCTATTACACTTGCTGGTGTAGATCTCGGTCTTGAGCTAGCTCTTGGAGTTAACGGTGATGACGTCCTCGGAGATGTTAACGTATCGTATGATGCGTATACCTTCGGTGCTGCAACGGTTTTTGCAACCGGTGGCATTGGGCTAAATTGGCTTGATACTAGCAGTATTGGATTTGATGTTCGCATCGGACCTGGTATCTCTTATGCTTTAGGAGATGGTAAAGCTGTTTTTGCAACCTACACCTTTGGTTATGATTTTGACGCTGAAGATACTGATGAGCAAGTGCGCGTTGGTGTTTCTTTTAAGTTCTAATTAATTTAAAAAATAAATATTAAAACCACGACGCCCTTGGATTAATCCAAGGGCGTTTTTTTATGATTATCTAATTGATGAGAGGCTCTATTGCTCTCCTAGGAGATTCAACGGAGACGCTGTTGTAGCGTTAAAGTAAGTAATATACCGCTACTTCTTACGTCGTTTTGGTCGACCGCCTTGACCTCGATATTTTTTATGACCTTTTGAATTTCTACTAACACCTTGTCTAGTTTTTTTAGGTGTCGCCGTGTCGACCTTCCAGGTACATGTTTTCTTTTTAGCCATATGTTTCTCTAATTACATTATCATCAGAAAGTACTACAATATTGTGATCATTATCCCAGTAGGCACTTGCTGTTACTCCTTCAGAGGAAAGGGCTTTTAGCTTATCTTGTGCTTCTGAGAATTTACGGCCGGCGCTTTTAGCCCACATTTTAAGATCTTGTGGAAATATTAGCTCTAAATCACTCACAACATTCACCTTCGCCACAAGGACATGGCTCTACTTCCGCCTCTTCTTCTTCTTTTTCACAGAAAATAGCCTCCCACCGTCTGGCGTACTCATCATAAGGCACAGACCGCGGTCTTTCTTTACTACCCTTACCCATTATTTACCACTATTTCCAAAATAAAGCTGGCGCTCTAATTTTCGAAAGCGTGAGTCGGAATGCCAGACTTCATCAGTTTGAGGTGTATATACACCCTTTTTACTCTGAATCGGCGTCCCCGCCGCAAGATTTAAGGTAGAAGGCTGATAAATGTTTAAGGTGCCGCTTTTCGTCGAGGAGCTCGTCTCGCAAGAGGTCAGCCCTATCGTTAGAATCGACATCACCAGCAGTGCGTAATGTTTCAATTTCATTGATTAATTTTTTCTGTTTATTTCTAGATTCAGTAACTACACGGTGATAGTGTGTTTTGTTCCTTAGCTCTAAATAAGCAACTAAGGCTCTTAAAACACCCTTTATTAAACCACCAGCCATAATTACTAGTTACTTTTTAGTAGCTTTTTTAGTAGCCGTTTTAACAACGTCTGTTACAGCTTCCTTTACTTCTGCTTTAGCTTTAGCTTTTCCAATATTAAGAGCTAAAACTTCAACGATTCCGTAAATTTTAGCTTTCCATGTCCCTGCAGAAGGTGTAGGGGTGGCGGCACAAAAAGCCGCGGCTGCAGCAATTACAGCTGCGATTACGCCAAACCAAGGTTTGTCACTAATGAAGTCAAGTATCATATCCATAAAAGTATTTATTTGCCTGAGTGTAATTTACAACTTTTTAAATAAATACTTTTATGGCACTTAAAGATACGACAAAGAAAATACAGGAAGCTGTTGGAGCAACAGCAGACGGTGTATACGGAAAAAACACCGCTTTAAAAATTATAGGTAAATTAGGTTTTACAAAAGAAGAGTTGACTAAGGTAATACAGAAAAGAACAGATTCTTTAGCAGACGGAGCTTATGGTCCAAATACAGCAAACACTATTCTTGAAGCATTAGGCTTAAGTGAGCAACCGGCGGTGCCGCAAGTAACATCAAGTGCCGTGGACGGTAGTTATCCGGAGGTTAATAAGCCATCACCAAATATTTCTTCATCGAGAATTAGACCAGAGGGTGTAGTACTCCATCATTCCTCAGGCTCTTATGGTGGTTCTGTTAGTTGGATATGCCAATCTAAATCACAAGTATCTTATCATTGTATAATTGATACAAATGGTGAAAGAACTATTTTTGCAGATGATGATCGTAGATGTTGGCATGCAGGTAAATCTAGTTTTAATGGTAGGACAAATTGTAATGGGTTTTTATTGGGGCTAGCTTTTAGTGGTAATACAAATACCAGAGAGTTAACTGATGATGAAGTTGCTTCTGCTGTTGAGTGGTTAGTACCTAGATTTGAAAAGTGGGGATGGCCAGAAGATTTATCAACAGTTACTACGCATAGAGCAATATCTCCGGGTAGAAAAGATGATCCAGATACCCGTGCGGAAGACAAAATAAGGAGTGAATTAGAGGCAGTTCTTAATAAATAATTATATGATTACAAGACTGACAGAAACTAGTGTTAAGATATGCTGTGGAAAAGCCGGATGCCCTGTCGTTGAAAGAATTGATGAAGACCATTACAAGGTTACAGATGACGAAGGTAATACCATCGTTGTTAAGAAAGAAGAACTTAAGTTAATGGGCGATGCTGTTACCACTATCGACGGTGACGAAAAGTTGCTTTGTGGCTGATCTAACATTTTATACTTTAGCATCATACGGTCTCTGTTATGTATTGATGGAGGCTAAAGTTTTTAACTTTATAAGAGACAAAGTTACAAAAATTAAATTTTTTAAAGAGCTATTAAGTTGCTCTTTTTGTACAGGGTTCTGGACAGGTTTGTTAATTGGCACTTATGCTCCAGCTTATAACAATATACTTTTCGCTTTTTATTCTAGCGCTACTTGCTACCTTATATATCTAGTAAATTATATATTACTTTATAAAGTGTACCCTAATGAGAAAGAGAGATGACATGCTCTCTTAATCTAGATAACTGCAGTATGGCATACTCCATCCCTTCATTTTCAGCTTCTTGTTGGAGCTCTTCTATTTTTTCTAGCACCTCTAAGTTGGAAATTTCCCTTTCTGGAACTTCTTCATCTATTGGAGTAGTTAAGCCTTGGAGTGCGCCTTCCCCGGCAGCCGGGCGCCTGAGGCCGGAGTCAGGGCTAGCAAGTGGTAAGTGACCAGGCATGTTCGATAACGTTTGATTTGGAGGGGCATCACCTGGGGCCCACTTCATATTAGGCCCGTAACTCCGCAATGATGCATGCTGGCCTCGAAAGCCTTCATAAATCATTTGTATGTTTTCAAAGTCGTTGCTCACGTATATATTTAATACAATTGATTGAAAAATAAAAGGTTAATGTTATAATTGTTGTATGGAGAAGATAAATGTGTCTTTTGATGAAATCAATTTTTACGCTAGAACTATAGCAGATAGACTTAAAGAGGAAGGATTTACCCATGTTGTAGGATTGGCGAGAGGTGGGTTGATACCCGCTACAATAATGAGTTATGTGCTTGATGTGCCTTTATTAAGTTATGCTATTAGCTCATATGAAGACACTACTAAGACAGATAAATTTAAAGTCCATCAATTTGTCCATTTTAATGATCTTAAGGCTTTAAAGGAGGTTGACCCGCATGTTTTAGTTGTTGATGATATATGTGATACAGGGGACACAATGCAATATATTTGGAGTAAACTAACACTAGCAAATATTAAAGCAAAGTGTACAACAATATTTACCAAGGAGAAACATAAAGAATTCTTACATCATTACGGGCTTGTAGTTTCTGATGATAAGTGGATTGTATTCCCATGGGAATAGATTATAATAGTATTATGGCAAGTAGAAAGATTACATGCATGATCACAGGGAAAAGCTATACATATAGTCAGGATTATTATGCAAAAAAAGTAGCTGATTATGTTGATGAAGTAAACCTTAAAAAGTATTTTATTACACAAAAAGCAAAGAATTATTTAAACAAAGGATATTCTATACAAGAGATAAGAAACATATTAAATGTCGATGAAGAAGATCTTCCGGGACTTGAATCTCGAGAGATTGCAGAACTTATCGAGTTTCATAAAATTCAAGCTTCGCAAACTGCGAAAAAGATTTCAAATACTTTGAACTTTGCGACACATAAATCTGATCCTCAAGTGACTAGCTTTATAAATAATATCAGAAACTATGAACAAGAGTAAACAATTTATCGCACAGCAGGGCTCAACTAGTACAGTTAGAATATTTGAAGCAGGTACAGGAAAATTATATAGAGTTATTACTGTAGGCGGTAGTATTGTTTCGCAACCTTATATGGCAGGCAACCTTATGACTGTTACGGTTGAAAGTCATGGTAAAAAGCAAGTAAAGACTTTTTCTTTACCCGGTGGTGGTCTTAAGACCACTATACCTGTTTAACCTTTATATATTAATAAAGAATGGACGGGAACACTATATTTACGGAGCAGGTATCTAGAAAGCCTAACATGTATCCATGGACGGATCAGTTCATTGAAGCGATGCATAATGGGTTTTGGACTGATAAAGAATTTTCTTTTAAATCAGATATTCAACAATTTAAAGTTGAGTTGACAGAACAGGAAAGAGAAATTATAGTTAGGACACTTTCAGCTATCGGTCAAATAGAAGTTGCGGTTAAGACATTTTGGGCAAAGTTAGGAGACAACTTACCGCACCCATCGTTAGCTGATTTAGGATATGTTATGGCTAATACAGAAGTTATTCATAACAATGCTTATGAAAGGCTTCTTGATATTCTCGGACTAGAAGAGGTCTTTGAAGAAAATCTTAAGCTTGAATGGATACAGGGCAGAGTAAATTATTTACGTAAATACACACATAGGTTTTATAAAGACAGCAAGAAACAATACCTATACGCTTTAATTTTGTTTACTCTTTTTGTTGAAAATGTTTCTTTATTCTCTCAGTTTTACATTGTTAACTGGTTTGCTAGGAATAAAAATGTTCTTAAAGATACAGACCAACAAGTAAAATATACTAGAAATGAAGAAAATATTCATGCACTTGTAGGTATTAAAATTATTAATACTATAAGAGAAGAGCTGCCTGACCTTTTTGATGAAGAGCTAGAAGAGAGAATTTTACATGAAGCACAAGAAGCATTATCTGCAGAGAGTAAAATTGTTGATTGGATGGTAAATGGGTACGAGGAAGAAGGGCTAAACGCAGGTGTTTTAAAGGGATTTATAAAAAATAGAATTATTAGTTCTTTAGAACAAATAGGTTTTAAAGCACCTTTTGAAGTTGATAATGATGCTTTAGCTAGTACAATGTGG